CATTATTCTGAATATTCTTACAGATCATTGCAAACTTTTTAGGATCTGTTTTATCATAGATCAACCTTTTAACGTCACCTATTTTATAGGCTTTAAAATTTTGATACACTTTATTAAATTGATCAGTATATTGCTTTTCACTATTAATAAGGTTTAAGTAGTTTTCAACACATTTTATTTTTGATTCTGTCATTTTATCTCGATTCTCCTCAAATGATATTTCTACTTGCTCAACATAATTATCAATTAATTCCATAATAACATCATTTTTAGTTACAGTTGTAAATTTAGTTCCGTACTTTAGAGGCTTTGCCTCTAAAGGAGGTCAATTTTTCTGACATTGTCAGAAAAATAGCCGTCGTAAACATATGCGAGATCATCTTTCAGATTGGTGATAAATATATTGTTATATTCCGGTCGTTTATCATTAAAATGTATTAGTTTAACACATTCTTCAGTGGAAAGAAATGGTTTCAATAATACACCCATTACTTCTTTTGGTGTTAATACTGAATTGATATTAACTGAACCAAATTTAACAATTGTTGTGTTATTATTAACTGTTCCAGTGTTAATTGACCCATTATTAACTAAATTATTATTAATCTTTTGTAATGTTTTAGGATGTATTTTGCGTGTTTTAAGTAGTTCAGTAATCATACTTTTCATTTCATTTAATTGTTTTCTCATTTCTTCAATATCAGATGTATTATTACTTGTACATTTTTTTTCATGTGACCATTTTGTTTTTCTATTATTAAATATTTTATGACACATATTGCATTTATATTTACTTTCAGACTTTATCGGACATTCGTCGGACACTAAATGTATTTTGTCTGATTTTTTCAGACATTCAACCGAAGTTTTAGGTATATGAAACTTATGTTTGTGATTCCATAACGATTGTCTAGATTTATATTCTGTATTACATATATCACATATATGTTTCTTATGCGTATTTTCAAGTGTACTCATTTTTATTATATAATATTATATATTATTCTTTAAGATATTTTAATGATATTAGAAATATATTGTACATTATTGTACACTTAAGTGTACGTACACTTGAACTCGGGAGAGAGAGGGCTGAGGTCGAAAATGCGGCTTTGCCGAGTTTTTGAAAAATTACCTTATTTTTGTACTAAAAAATAATTTTATAACTATTTTTTCGTATAACTTTTTTTATGATGTTCGTTGAATTAAACCTATTATAAATATTATTTCATATTGGATTTCTTTTGTAATCTTATATGTTCCATTTGTATTTTTATCATTATTCATCATATCCATCTTTGTACCATATTCATCGACACCATATGTGTTATTTCCAACACGTACAACCTCTCTAACCAATGTATCAGGTTCATTGATAACACCATTAATACCAGTATTATATTTACCAAATATAAATTCAGCAATCTCTTTTGTTAAAGGAACTTTATTTAATGCATTGTTAGTTGAAGTACTATATAGAGCACCTCTTAATTTACATTTAATATTAAGTTCCATATTTTCTAGATTCATATTTACAGTATTATATATTTGTGTTCCATCAACTATCGCATTTCCACTACTATCAATACCATTAACACTACTACCAATAGTTGAATTCAAATTACTTGAATAGACTAATTGATCTTTTGCAAATCTTCCTGAATAATTATATAGTTTGAATATAGTGGATTGATAGGCAGGAACATTCACTTCATTAAATGAATTACTTAATAGATAACTTAATGGATCCATGTTACCTGATAATGATCTAGTAGTATTAATTAATGGACCTACAATAGTTGTTGTATTGGTTGTTGGTAGGATATCACCCAAACTACCATCCGCCTTATTATCAAAATATATTGTTGTACTATTATCATTAATTGTATCAAGATATTTAAATATTGTACCGGATGCTGTTGTTCTATATATTTTACGTTGAATAACATTTTGATTTGTAGATATTGGAAGATTAAGTAATACTTGTGAACCAATATCTTGTGGTTGATAGATAATATTTGATTCATCTGATCCTTCTGTTTCACCGAGTACTTGAGTACCATCAACTGTATTTGATACGACATATGTAAATTTATATTTATATGCAGAACTTGTTAATAAATTATAAGTAACCATTTTATTGTATAGATATGTAAATTTAGTTCCATTTACTGTTGTTAATACTGGATTGCTAACAGTTGGTAATGTACTAGTTTCTTCTGGATTAACTTCAAGATCTACAGAACTATCTGGTGTATTATCTATATATATTGTGGATACATTATCTTGTACTATACCCAACAAACCATATGTACCACCATTTAGACTTCTATAAATATAACGACCCGATATGGTGTTTGGAGATAATGGTAAATTAATTATTATTTGGGATGGATCTGGAGGTGTAACTAATGGGTCGGATGCATCGGATGCTAATGTTTCACTTATACTTGTATCTGGATTTACCAAAAAATATGATACCTTGTATCTATATGTTCTATTTGGTGTTAATACACCTCTTCTAAATATCATGAGACGTGCTGCTGTTAATTGACTATATGATGTATCGTTCGATGTAAGGTATGCAAGAGATGGTGGTGTAACAACAGCATTGGTTGGATCAACTATATCATCTAAAAATGTATTAACTATATTGTTGGGTATAGATACAATATAATAATGTCTTGTATCTGGTGAATTTACTTTTCTACGATATATTTTTCTACCAAGAACACGTTGATCTTGTGAAACTGGTACAGTTATAGTAATTTTCTTTTTTGCAGTTATATCTTGAGTTACAATATTAGATTCTAAACTGACTTCTGTTTCACCTGAATCTGTATAATAGGTTATACGATATGTATAACTAGCACCTTCTTCTAGATTCAAACTATCAATAACACTTAATTTAGCGGAAGGTACATTTGGTTTAACTACTTCACTAGCAAGATTATCAATACTACTAAGTAAACCAGGATTTAAAATAGAACCTGATTTATTAAATGCCTTAAACATTGCTGCATAAACTGCTTGTAATAAAACTGGATTTAATCCACCATTACGTCTAAATATTTTTTGATTTGACACAGTATCAATATATGTATTCTCAAGATTATTATTAATGGTAAGATCACCCATAATATATTTAGTATCTGGTAATAACACATTATTTGATGATATAGTACCATCTGCATTAACTATAGATACACCTCTAGTTTCATATTTAAGACCATCAACTTGAATTGTATAATTGTTAAGGTCTGATAAATCTAAAACATATAATGCATTTTGAACTGCATTTCTATTTACTTGAATATTAACTCTAATATCTGCATACTCATTTGTTAATGGGTTTTGTAAATAATTACCTTTTACAAAATCACCATATGCAATAACTTTAAATTTAGAATCAACAACTGTATCTTGAGCAGATGCAATACTGAATGAATCTTTTTGAATAGTAAGAAAACCTTCGATATTATTAATAAGTGGGCTATCTTGAACGGTAGTCCATCTTGTTTGCATATGGATTGGTGGGTACCCTCTCAATTTATAACCATAAGATATAATTTCAATATCTGTATTATCACCACCATTAATTATTAAATTTGTAAAATCATCATTATCATTTATATATCCTGGTGTAAACAGATTAAAATTATCAAGAGAATTTATTACATTAGGATTTAATTTACTAAAATATGGTTCAACTGTACCTGCACCTGCTGTATTTGTTGTTGGTAGATTTTTACCTAACTGATAATCTGGTTTAGTATCTGTAAATATGAGGGTTGTATTATCAAATATTTGATCCACTAATTTATAAACCATTAGATTATCATTAGCTACTGTTCTATATATATTTCTACCTTTAACACGTGGATCATTAGATAGGGGTAATGATGATAAAATAACATGACCTTGTCCTGCAACTACGGTGATTGTAGAGGCATAGTCATCTGGACCAGATAAAGTTTCACCAACATCAGTAAAATAAGTAACACGATATTTATGAGTACCAACATTAACACCTGAATATATAACATTTGGATTAGCAGCAATAAGATTTGTTGCAAAAGATGTTTGAGGGGGTAATACATATGGTTCTCCTATAAAAGGACTATTTTTTAAAAAAATTATTTTTTGTCCCATATTATTTATTGGTAAACTTTGTTGACCAAAAGCATCCATTCTAAAATTTGTATGACTTTTTATAATAACTTCTACAAACATTGTGTGGATATCATTATATTTTATTGAACTATTTGCACTTCTTTTTAATATCGAGTTTATATTTTGTTTACTTAATAAATTGAGAGTCATATTTTTACTTGAATCAAAATACCATCCAGCAGAACCATATAATGTTTCTTCGTTTGGTGCTGTTGTTCCATCTGTTCCACTGATTGTCATTGGATGTGATGAATCGGTGTTAATGAATTTAGATAATAACAAGTTATAACCTGATTCAGTTGAAAGACTAATTTGTTTAGAATCTGTTAATCTAGAATCTGATAAACTTCTTAATGCAAGATTTAGACTAGATTGGTTGGTTGAATATCCGTATGTTTCTAAGAAAAATTTATTATTATTACCAATATTAGTTTTAATTTTAAATTTACCAATATTATTTAAAGTACTACCAGTTAATTGAATATTAGTTTCACTACCAGTTATTAAATCAAAATTACTAGGTGGTGATGTTTCAGTTGGCGAATACCAAAATAAATATCTTCCGGCTTGTGCAGGGGTTATTACACTAAGAGTATCTGTATAATTATTTGCATTTGAAATATCAAAAAATAATTCCTGAGAAGTATTATTTGGTTGATAGATTGTAACCCAAAAATAAATTAATGTTTGTGTTGATATATTTGTGTCAATATTCTTATCATATAATGTCCAATTAATATATGTTCCGGTTGTTTTATTAAATCTCCAACCATTAGTAGGTCCTTTAGTTGGTGCTACACCACCATTTAAAAGTTCTCTACCAGATCTTTTTTCAAGAAAGAAATCATTTCCAGAGTTTTTACTTGTGACTAATGAGGTTAAATTGATTGCATATTCTGCATAATGTCCTGGGTCTAATAACATGTATATACCGTCTTTAGGTAGTTTTAGATTAAAATTTTTTGTAAAATTTTTTATAATTTGTAAGTTTAAAGGTCTTGTAAAATGTTCTTTACCCTCTAAATTTAGTATTTTATTTGTAAATGAACTTTTATTTATATCATTCATATAATTTGGTAAGTTTATCTTAAAATTAATATTTGTACTTGTTGATATTGGTAATACGCTAATATCTTGACCACCAGTTCCTTGTGCATCTGGATCCAATGGATTAAAATTTGCTACATCCATATATTTAACAAAAAATCCCATTGATTGATCTTTAGTTGGAAATGCTAATTTTTCAGCAACTCCAACTAATAATTTTTTATTTGCACTCAATAATTGTTTTCCAGTGTCCAACGTTATACTTGCTCCCTTAAAATCTCCAGAAGCTGTTAATGCATTGGATGTATTTGATATTGTTCCTAGTTTAAATAAATTTTTATTATATTCTAATAAAACTTTTCTATTTGCTCTTATATTATTCATTGATGTATTGTTTGCATTCATTACAGTATATAAAACTTGTGATGCATTATCAATATAATTGTAAAATTTATCTGGTAAAGGGACATTTTTTTTGTATGTAAATGTAATAATATTATTACCATTTTGCCAAATTTTAATGATATCATTATCATTTGCATTAGTAATTGCTTGTGCATAATTTGGATAATTTGTTTCTGGACTTGTTACTGGATTTGGATTGTTAACATGTATAATTGCCATTATAAGATTAGTAGATTTTATTTTTCTAATAAATAAATGAACTTATTAAACTTCAATTTCGGTTGCCTTAACAACCTTCTTTTTAACAGTTCTTTTGACTTTTGGTTTCTCTACAACAGTTTCTTCAACTTTTGGTGTTTCAACTTCAATTGGTTTTTTGTCAGTGAAATATTTTGGTTCCTTAAAGTCTACAACAACTTCTTTGTTATAATTGTTTCTATAAATTGTTTCTTCAATAGTATTCTCAATTAAAATTCTCATCAATACAATTGTATGTTTCTGTCCTACACGACAAGCACGAGCAATTGCTTGCCCTTCAATTGCTTTACATTCTTCTTTTGTTGCATTGATTGGTTCTACAAAAAAGATATGAGTAGCTTCTGTAAGATTTGTACCAGATGCTGCATTCTTTAGACTCAACATAATAACTTTATTATCGTTACCACTATCATTCTTTCCATTCTTAAACTTACGAATAGCAGCATTACGAGACCATACATTGCCTTTAACAAAACAATTTTCAATCTCATTTTCAGCAAGTGTTTTACCAATTAGACTCAACATATCATCCCATTGTGAAAACACAATAATACGTGTATCTTCTTGAGCGGCCAGAACACGAATTACTGAAATTAATTTACCAAGTTTTGAACCATATTTTTCAACAAGTGGATTGGATTGTTGTGATTCTTCTTTCTTGATATTCATTACCATAAGATCCTTTCCTGTTAAATCTGCTTTACATAGAGGACATCTCTTTTTCTCACCTAAACACATCTTGAGACAATCATAACAAAAGATATGTCCACAAGCTGTAATAGCTGGATTATCAAGATTATCCATACAAATGGAACAATTTTCTTCATCCAAAACTTCTGGTTTTTTCATTTTCTCTAGAATTGTAAATAGATATTTAGATTCTGACATTTGGGTTTCATAAGTCTTTTTGAGCATATGATATTCATGTCTAAGTGGATCTAATTTAGATAATTTGACTTTATAGGTTTCATAATTATTTTTATGATATTCAATCAATTTATCTTGCATAATAGATAGATCTACTTCAACATCACCAAAAATCTTTTTACTTGATTCAACAATTAGTGGGTGACAACATAGTTGTTGCAACACCATCTCACTAACTTTGCCTTTCTTTGCTTCATATAATTGTCTTTCAATATCTGTAAAACGTAACCAAATAATTCGTTCTTCATATCCAGGGATTTGAATTTGATTTTCAACATCTGATTTACGATGGCGAACACAAATCTTATTTAAAATTTGTTTCCAAATATAATTTTTATTCATAACTGATTTTAATATTTGGTATGATGGAGTATTATTATTTGAGTAATCAATCGTAAATCCTCGGCTATTATCTTCTAATTTCAAATTAATAAAACGAGCACAATTTTCAATACCCTTGAAATTAATGAATGGAGTACCAGATACATACCAACGATATGTAGCACTGATATTGGATAACCATTTTGACATGTAGTATGATAGAGTTCCAGTACTTAACATTTCTCCAAAAATTTCATGACCTTCATCTAAAATTAATCGATGAAAATTAAAGAATTCAAAAATTGGTAATTCTTGTTTTTTAACTTCTTCCCATGGTAATTTAAGGGTTTTTTCAAGATATGTTTTAATTAAAATATTTCTTTCATCAAAATTATAAGTTGATGCAGAACATTGTTTATAATGTAGTGTTGGATAGAATTTAAAATTCATTAAAAATTGGTGACTTGTAATAATAACATCATTTTCAATATAATCATTAAATGTAAGTCCGTTATAATCTGTTTTAGTTAAAATTGTTAGAACTTTTAATGTTGAAGTACATTTCTTAATTTCTGATTCCCATTGTTTTGTTAAATGAGATGGGCAAACAATTAAA